GAACGTCGTGAAAAAGAAGCAGCAGCTCGCGAACGTGAAGAGGCAATTAATTATGCTAGAGCAATTCAAACTGAGAACCAACGACTAAAATCTACGCTTACTACAGGCGAACAGTCGTATGTACAGATTGCACAACGCGCAGCAGACCAGGACTTGTCAATTGCAAAACGTGATTATCGTGAAGCATATGATACAGGTGATACAGATAAGATTATTGAAGCGCAGCAACGTATGAATGATGCGCAATACAGGTTAACACAGCTTCATAATTACCGCCCTCAATATAATAATGCTTTACAAGAGCAAGATAATCCTGTATATATACAACCAGAACGACCCCAAGTTCCAAAACCCGACCGAAAAGCCCTGTCATGGCAGGACAAAAACAGTTGGTTTGGACAAGATGAGGAAATGACTAGTTTAGCTTTGGGGTTGCATGAAAAGCTAGTACGCGCAGGCACATCTCCTACATCAGACGAGTATTACACAACCATCGATAAAACGATGCGCAAACGCTTCCCAGAATACTTTGGGGATGATTCGCTGGACGATGAAACACCCGCCCAACGCACTAAACAGTCAACCGTTGTAGCCCCGGCTTCGCGTAGTACCGCGCCTAAAAAAGTACATTTGTCAAAAACAGCTTTAGCATTGGCTAAAAAACTAGGTTTGACCCCGGAGCAATATGCACGTGAGACTATTAAATTGGAGAACAGATAATGACTGATACTAGACAAAACAGAGAAAACGAAACACGCGAAACATTTCAACGTCAAGCACAATGGGCACCCGCGTCACTATTGCCTGAAATTAAGAAACAACCGGGTTGGGCTTATCGATGGGTTCGTACTTCTATGGCAGGTCAAGCAGATGCCACTAATGTTTCATCAAAAATGCGTGAAGGTTGGGAACCCGTCAAATTGTCGGAGCATCCTGAACTACACTTATATACAGACGCAAATAGCCGCTTCCCAGATTCAATAGAAGTTGGTGGTCTGTTACTATGTAAGACCCCAGAAGAGTTTGTTGAACAACGCTCTGCTTACTATAACAAGCAAACTCAGTCACAGACTGAAGCAATTGACAACAGCTTTATGAAAGAGAACGATGCACGTATGCCCCTATTTAAGGAAAAGCGTACCACTACATCGTTCGGTAAAGGTAAATAAATAATTAATTAAGGAGATTTATATGGCTACTACAGCAGCCCCATATGGTCTACGTCCTATCAATTTAATCGGCGGTCAGCTTTTTGCTGGTTCTACACGTCAAATCAAAATTGCTAGTGGGTATTCCACAAACATCTTTTTCGGTGATATCGTTGCACTTAGTTCAAGTGGTGTTATCGTTAAAGTAACTAACGTAGGTTCAGCAGCAGACCAATTCCCAGCAGGTGTTGTGGGTGTGTTCTTAGGCTGTACATACACAGACCCTAACTTAAAATACAAGTTAAATAACCAATACTGGCCTACAGGCACTGTAGCATCTGATGCTATGGCATACGTATGTGATGACCCTGATACATTGTTCCAAGTGCAAGCATCAGCGGCAGTAGTACAATCAGATTTGGGTACTAACTTTCCAGTTGTGCAAACTGCTGGTTCTACAACTACAGGTAACTCAAAAATTGCATTGAATGCCGCAGGCGGCGCTACAACTTCTACTATCGGTTTCCGTTTAGTTGATTTCGTAGACGGTCCATTCTCTACAATTGGTGATACATATACTGATTGTATCGTTAAATTTAACTTCGGTCAGCACAGTTATTACAGTGCTACTGGCGTATAAGGAGAATAAATAATGGCTATTTCACGCGCACAGTTACTCAAAGAACTATTACCAGGCTTAAATGCTTTGTTTGGTTTGGAGTACAAACGTTATGGCGAAGAACATCAAGAGATTTATGATACAGAGACCTCAGAACGTTCTTTCGAAGAAGAAACAAAATTGTCTGGCTTCTCAGCAGCACCTGTTAAAAACGAAGGCAATGCCATCGCTTACGACAATGCTCAAGAAGCTTGGACAGCTCGCTACACACACGAAACTATTGCTCTTGGCTTCAGCTTAACTGAAGAAGCTGTAGAAGATAACTTGTATGACACATTGTCTGCTCGTTATACTAAAGCATTGGCTCGCGGTATGGCATACACAAAACAAGTAAAAGCAGCTAACGTATTGAACAACGGCTTTACTACCGGCGGTGCATATAACGGTGGTGATGGTGTTCCATTGTTCTCAGCGTCTCATCCGCTTATTACTGGTGGTACAAACAGCAACATTCCAACAGTTGCAGCTGACTTGAACGAAACTTCATTGGAAAATGCAGTGATTCAAATCGCAGCTTGGACTGACGAACGTGGCTTGTTGATTGCTGCTAAACCACGTAAATTGATTGTTCCACCAGCATTGCAATTCGTTGCTACTCGCTTGTTGGAAACTGAATTACGTGTTGGTACTACAGACAACGACATCAACGCATTGAAAAACAACGGTTCAATCCCAGAAGGTTACGCAATTAACCACTTCTTGACCGACACAAATGCTTGGTTCTTGACTACAGATGTACCTAACGGCATGAAACACTTTGTACGTAGCCCATTAGCAACATCAATGGACGGTGATTTTGACACAGGTAACGTGCGTTATAAAGCACGTGAACGTTACAGCTTCGGTTGGTCAGACCCACTAGGTATGTACGGTTCAGCTGGCGCTTAATAAACGCTAGGTAACACTAAGGGGCTTCGGCCCCTTTTTTAATGGTTTTACGTATGGAATAGTTTATTTTTAGGTGTATAACTATACTCATAGTGTACATCCCGTACATTTTGTAAACCAGGAGAAACATTATGTGGACTAAACCAGCTGCTACTGAAATGCGTTTTGGCTTTGAAGTTACTATGTACGTAATGAACAAGTAATTCTTTTGGGCGGTTAAGCCGACACCAGAGGATGTAGTAAGTAACGAGTTTTTCGGCTTTCTGCGTTACATGTAACAACTACCGAATCTGCGCCCTCTTCATTTTGTCCTCTGCATAGTGGTGTTTGCGATGACAATTACTGCATAACACAATACACTTAGCCATAATCTCTTCCATTGCAAAGTTAAATCGCCCTGCACGGATAAGCTCAGTAATCTTCTTGTTGGCTGGATTGGGTATTACATGATGGAAATCTAGCGTTGCGGGATGGTTTTCACCACATTTGGTACAAGATAAACGGGATTTAAACGCTGCAAATTCGGCTCTTTTAGACTTCCTTGCCTTACCTGACGCCGCTATTATCTTATCTTTGTTTGCTTCATAGTACTTTTTTGCATATTCTTTTTGCTTTTCTTTCTTTTTAGCTGGGTCTTTGTATGGCATTGAAATTCCAATAAACAGTTGACATCAGTACGATAACATAGTATAAAAGCAACATCTAGGAATATTTTTTTACTGGCCCAAACTGACCTAGCAGATATTATAGAAATTGGGTTGGAAAGTGCTATAACACAAAGGAATTTAAAATGGCAATCGCAACTCACTTAGGCCCATGGTTATTGGGTACTGTAAAAAACACTACTGGCTCAACAGCTGGTACCGTTCGTAACACAGGCGCTACTGTAGTATCTCAAACTGTTACAATCCCATTCTCATCAATTAACGCTTCGCTTACAGGTACAGCATTTGTACTTCCAGCAGGTTCTATTATTCATGCTACCCAATGGTTTACTACAGCTACATTTAGTGCAGCTACAACAATTAAAACATCTATTGGCGCTACTGATATTTCAGCAGCTACTACTATTACAGGCCCTGCTGCTCCAGCTAACTTAACAGCTGCAACTGCCGCTGACGCAACAACAGCATTGCTGGCTAACGTAGGTACAACAGACGTTATTGTTACATATACAGCTACTAAAGCTTCAACATTGACTACTGGCTCTGTAACGTTACAAATCGTTTATACTGTTCGCAACTCTGACGGTACATTCCAACCAACAGCGTTTACAGCTTAATTAATCTGAACGGGGCTACGGCCCCTTCTTAAAACTAAGGAGATTAATTATGCGTCAACAAATCGCAACGGTTATAGGTAATGCTTCAGGCTCAACTAAATCAAGTAACGTAATTGCAACAGACCATTATATCAGCCCATTTAACGTGGGCTTTGGTGCTGTAGTTTCAGGAACAACTACTACAGTAAGCTATTGGGTTCAACATACATTTGATAACCCTCAAGAAGTGGCAAGTCCAACATGGTTTTATCACCCATCTACGCCTTCAGGCACCCCAGCAACAACTACGGCATTATTAGATGGAAACTATGCATTCCCAGTAGCTGCTATTAGGGTTTTAGCAAATACAGCAAATACATCAACAATAACACTCACAGTCATCCAAGCAGGTATTGCATAATCATGGCTAGATGTGCTGTCATTGACATAGAAACTAACACTCAGGTTAATTTTATTATCGCTGAAGTAACTGACGTTCCACCAATTGGATGTAAACTTGTAAAAATTCCTGATGAATTTAATTGGGATGAGGCTACATGGAAAATAATTACAGAGGTAGATGATAGTGCCGACTAAAGTTATATTTTTAAAATCAGGAAATACATTTACGTTACCTAGTGATTTTGTTTCACTTTTTTCAGTAGAATGTATAGGTGGCGGTGGCGGCGGCGGTGTAGGCGCAATTAGTGGCGGCGGCGGTGCTGGCGCGTATGCTTATTCAAGTGACATGAATACTGCAGGCTGGACTCCAGGCACTACAACACTTTACTATAGTGTAGGCGCAGGTGGAACAAGTGGCGCATCTCCAACAGCAGGTGGAACCACATGGTTTAGCAATACAAATGCAATCCCTGCATCAGGAACATCGGGAAATATAGGAACTAAAGCTGCGGGCGGCAACGCTCCAGTAGGATATTTGCGAGGTGTTGGTGGTACAGCAGCTAACTCCACAGGAACGAAAAGAAATAGTGGCGGACGTGGAGGAAGTGCAAGTAGTGCGGCAATTATAGGTTTTGGTGGAGGTGGTGGAGCGCCACGTTATGGTGGAGTTGGTGGGACTGGCGGAAATAGTGATGGTACTGGTGGTAACCTTGCAACAGTTGCCAATGGTGGAGGTGGCGGTGCAGGGTCTGACGTAGGGCCAGGAGGAACTGGTGGTGGTGGTAGTGATGGCTATCAAGGGGGCAGTGGCGGTGGTGGTGGTAGTGGTGCAACCCCGTATAGCCCTGCAGACGATGGTATTTCAGGCGGTGGCGGTGGCGGTGGTTTAGGCAATGGTACTTTATATCCTAGTTCAGCAAAAGGCGGAAATGGTAGTGCAGATGCTCTTTGGGTACAAACATCTAATGGCGAAACGGCAGGTAACGGGAGTGGACCTGGCGGAGGATATCCAGCAGGCAATTTAGGAAGTAATGCTTATGGTGCAGGTATGGCTGGAAGTAGCACTTTTGTAAGTAATGGTGGAGATGGAATTATTGTATTTACGTATGTTGCATCTGATATAGTTGTTACACCATATACAGTTGGTCAAGCAGGTGTAGCAAATTACGTAAATACAAAGTCTAGTCTAATGATAAACGGTGGCGGTGTTGCCGCTGCAGGTGGACTAGGTGGTTCAGGCGAAACGGTTGTAGGGAGTTAATAATGGCTAAAGAAACTAAACCAGCTAAGGCAATGAAAAAAGGCGGACCTACACTTGCAGTGGGTCGTGGTGAAAAACTCCCTACCAAAGAAGGTGCTGGACTTACAGCCAAAGGTCGCGCGAAGTATAATGCAGCAACAGGCTCACATTTAAAGGCACCACAGCCAGAAGGTGGACCACGTAAGAAGTCGTTCTGCGCTCGTATGTCAGGTATGCCAGGCCCAATGAAGGATGAAAAAGGTCGTCCTACCCGCAAAGCAGCTTCACTAAAAAGATGGAAATGTTAACATGTTTAAAGAACTCTTAGATAAACTAGATTCGGTCAACGAGCATACTAAAAGCGTAATTGACTGGACTTCAATTGGAATTGCCTTTGGCTCCTTAATGCAGATACTACCATCAATAGCAGCAGCGTTATCAATCGTGTGGACAGTAATCCGTATTTACGAAACAAAGACAGTGCAGAACTGGATTAAGAAATGGGGTAATAAAAATGCCTAGTACATCTAAGAAGCAACATAATTTTATGGAAGCAATTGCACACAACCCATCGTTTGCAAAGAAGGTCGGTATCAAACAGTCAGTAGGTCAAGATTTTGCTGCCGCTGATAAAGGTAAAAAATTTAAAGGAGGCGGTATGGCTAAGTCAGACATGAAAGAAGATACAAAGATGGACAAAGCGCAAGACAAAGCGATGATTAAAAAAGCGTTTGCGCAACATGATGCACAAGAACACAAAGGTGGTAAAGGTACATCACTAAAACTTAAAAAAGGTGGTTGTACTAAAATGGCTAAAGGTGGCGGCATTGAAGTACGTGGTAAAACTCGCGGGAAGATGTGTTAGTGTACGAACAGTATGAAGTTGAAGGGGTTCTACCTAAGTGGGCGGAAGAATTTAAACGCTGTGAGAAGTGGATTAGTGACGCTTTAGAATATTCTCATGGAACCCACAA